GACGGTGCCGAGTTGCCCGGTCGCACGCTGCGGATCTTTGAAGTCGGCCATGTCATGGAGGACCTGGCCATTCGCTGGCTGCGCCTGGCTGGCTTCGACCTCTACACCCGCAAGCAGGATGGCGAGCAATTTGGCTTCTCCGTCGCGGATGGGCGTATCCAGGGGCATATCGACGGCGTGATCGCTGGTGCTCCTGCCGACCTGGGTTTGTCGTTTCCCATGCTCTGGGAGTGCAAGACCATGAACGATAAGAACTGGCGCGACACTGCCAAGAAGGGAGTCGCTGTCACCAAGCCCATCTACGCCGCACAGATGGCGATCTACCAGGCGTACATGGAGCCGAGCATCCCCGGCATCGCGTCTCAGCCTGCGCTGTTCACCGCCATCAACAAGGACACCCAGGAGCTTTGGTTGGAGCTGGTGCCGTTTGATGCGGCGCTTGCGCAGCGCATGTCTGATCGCGCCGTCAAAGTCATCCAGGCGACCGAGGCTGGTGAATTGCTGCCGCGCGTGGCGTCTGAGCCGAGTTTCTACGAGTGCAAGTACTGCGCCTGGGCGCGTCGGTGTTGGCGCGAGCAGGGTGTGAGCGCATCGGGGGTGCAGTCATGAATGCGCGTCTTCCTCAACCCGTCATCGAGGCATTGACGGTGACCGCCCGTCGCCAGAAACCCCTGATCGGTGCATCCCTGCTGGAGCGTCTGCTGCTGCGCCATGTGGCTGTCGTGTGCCCGGAATCGCGATTGGTCGTGGCCGTGATCAAACAGGCGTTCGTCGACCTGTGCTCACCCTCGAAGCATCAGCGTGCCGAGGCCCGGCGATTTTTCCAGGACGGGCGTTTGGATCTTTGGTGCGACCTGGTCGACTTGTCGCCTGAATTCATGCGAGAGATCGCGACCAAGGCAGGCTACTTGAATCCTGCAGACACCGATGAAGGAGGTGTCCATGCTTGATTTCAACGACCAAGAACCCGCAGCTCCATCACCCAGCGGAAATTCCGAGCGGGATGAACTGCGATCGGCCTTGATGGCACGGCTCGAGGGCGTGCTGTTTGCCTTGTTCCCGGCTGGCAAGGTGACACACGGCAAATTCGTCGTTGGCGATGTGCTGGGCAGTCCAGGTCGCAGTCTGGAGATCGAGCTGGATGGCGAACGGGCGGGCCTGTGGATCGACCGCGCCACGGGCAATGGTGGCGATGTCTTTGCGCTCATCGCTGCGCACCGCCATTGGGACACGCATCGTGATTTCGCGGCCGTCCTCGGTTTCGCCCGGGAGCTGCTTGGCCGTGCACCCGTCGTGTCACCCGCCAAACGCAAGGCAAGTGCGCCAGTGGATGACTTGGGACCAGCCACCGCCAAGTGGGACTACCTGGCCGCTGACGGCAGTCTGATTGCCTGCGTGTATCGCTATGAGCCCAGTCCTGGACGTAAGGAATTCCGCCCTTGGGATGCCAAGCGTCGCAAAATGGCGCCGCCCGATCCGAGGCCGTTGTTCAACCAACCTGGCATTTCTCATGCCGACCGGGTGATTCTGGTCGAGGGCGAAAAATGCGCCCAGGCCTTGATCGACGCTGGCCATTGCGCGACCACCGCGATGCACGGTGCCAACGCGCCCATCGACAAGACAGACTGGTCGCCCGTTCAGGGTAAGCATGTCCTGATTTGGCCCGACCGCGACAAACCAGGCTGGGAGTACGCCATGAATGCCGCCGAGGCGGTCATGGCAGCGGGTGCCCAGCAATGCGCGGTGTTGATGCCGCCGTCCAATCCCACGGCGCAAGACCCCCAAGGGAGTGCGGATGGCTGGGACGCAGCCGACGCCATTGCTGAGGGCTTTGATGTGGAGGCTTTCCTTGCCCACGGTGAGCGCATCCAATTCCAGCCTTCAACGCCAGACATCACGCAGGCAGCAGATCCGACCGAGCAATCGGTGTGGGCCACTGAAGACGCACTGGCGCTGACCTTCTCGGGTCGGTACGCCCAGGACTGGCGCTATGTCGCGTTGTGGGGAAAGTGGGTGTTCTGGACTGGCAAGCGCTGGCAAACCGAGGAGACTCTGGCGGCGCACCACCTGATGCGCCAGATCTGTCGGGAGGCCGCACTCAAGGCTGATTCTCACCGGGTGGCCGCCAAACTCGCCAGCAGTGGCACGGTGGCTGGCTTGGAGCGGCTCGCACGCTCCGATCGGCGTCATGCCGCCACCGCCGACGAGTGGGATGCCGACCCCTGGCTGCTCAACACGCCAGGCGGCGTGGTGAATCTCAAGAATGGCGTGCTGCGCTCCCACGACCGTCTGGACCGACTGACCAAGATCACGACGGCCACCCCCGCGGGTGATTGCCCCACCTGGCGGCAGTTCATCCATGAGGTCACGGGCGGTGATCAGGCACTGCAAGCCTATCTTGCCCGGATGGCAGGGTATGCGCTGACTGGATCCACACGCGAGCACGCGCTGTTCTTCCTGTACGGCACGGGTGCCAACGGCAAATCGGTGTTCGTGAACACCCTGGCCACCATCCTGGGGGACTACGCCACCAACGCGCCCATGGACACGTTCATGGAAACCCGCACAGACAGGCACCCTACCGATATGGCCAGCCTGCGTGGGGCCCGGTTTGTCGCCGCCATCGAAACCGAGCAAGGGCGACGCTGGGCCGAGTCCAAGGTCAAGAGCTTGACCGGTGGCGACAAGATCTCTGCGCGCTTCATGCGCCAGGATTTTTTCGAGTTCATGCCGCAGTTCAAGCTGATCGTGGCAGGCAATCACAAGCCAGCCATCCGCAACATCGACGAAGCGATGAAGCGGCGCCTCCATCTGATCCCGTTCACGATCACTGTCCCACCGGAAAGGCGTGACAAGCACCTGCAGCAAAAGCTGCTGGCTGAACGGGATGGGATCCTGGCTTGGGCGGTTCAAGGCTGTCTGGAGTGGCAGCGTCAGGGCCGGCTCGACCCGCCCCAGCAGGTGCTCGATGCCACCGATGAGTACTTCGAAGAAGAGGACGCAATTGGTGAGTTCCTGGACGAGGACTGCCAGCAATCGCCCGTGGCGCGGGAAGCGATTTCCGCGATCTACCAGCGCTGGCGTGAGCGCGCTGAGCGGCGTGGCGAGTACGTGGGCACCAGCCGCTGGCTCACACAGCAACTCATCAACCGTGGGTTTGCGCGCACTCGCCTGCATGGCGGGGCAAAAGCCCTGTCAGGCCTGTCGCTCAAACCCCGCGAGCCGGGCGGCTACATGCCCTATCGCGACGACTGACCCCAATCGACAGACCCCAATGGGTGACCGAAAGTGACCGGCATATCGGTATCTCTCTACACGTGTACGCGCGCAGGCGCGAGCGGATAACGAGAAACGGGTCACCTTCGGTCACCAGATGCCAAAAACGCATGGAGTAACCAATGAACACAATGACCATCCTCGCCCTTGATCTGGGCACACAAACCGGCTGGGCACTGACCAGCCGTGACGGCAGCATCACCAGTGGCAGCCAATCCTTCAAACCCCAACGCTTCGAAGGCGGCGGCATGCGCTTTCTGCGGTTCAAGCGCTGGCTCACCGACATCAAGCAGTGCAACGACGGCATCGACCAAGTCGTGTTCGAAGAGGTCCGCCGCCACGTTGGTGTCGACGCGGCCCATGCCTACGGCGGATTCATGGGACAGCTCACTGCCTGGTGCGAGCACCACCAGATTCCCTACCAGGGCATTCCGGTCGGCACGATCAAGAAGCACGCCACGGGTAAAGGTAACGCCAGCAAGGACGAAATGGTGGCATCTGTCCGTGCGCGTGGACATGCCCCGACCGACGACAACGAGGCTGACGCCATCGCCTTGCTGTACCTGGCCCGTGAGATGGCCACGGAGGGGGTGTGACATGAAAGTGCCGCAATACCGCTACCGCTGCCCCCTGGGTAATCTGCAGCCCACCACGCCGGATCTGGACGCGGTCAAACGCGAGGGCTGGCGCACGGATCACATCCTGGTGGTCAGCGAGCACGACGAACGGCTCGACTGGGTGGAAAAGCAGTTCGTGCGCAGGCTGGGCGAACGCCTCTATGGGGATGGAGGCAAGCGCCATGGCTGAGACCCGAACCGAATGGACTGTAGATGACGTGGCTGCCCGGTTTGCTGAAGCAGCCGAAACCGCGCACAAGCTGCCTCGGGTCCGCCCGGGCGGCTACTTCAACCCCTGGATGACGCTGGCCATGCAGGTGCCCGAGCGCTACCCCGACCCCGAGCGGCTGTACCGGCCCATGCCACCCAGTCCCCAAGCCGTGGAGCGGATGCTGGAGACCATGCGCTGGGTGCAGTGGCTGGAGGTGGAGCAGCGGCATCTGGTGTGGATGCGTTCGAACCGGTATCGCTGGGAGCAGATCGGTCGGCGGTTTGCCTGCGCGGCAAGAACGGCACAGCGGCGGTACGACGCTGCCATCCATCTGGTCGCTCTGCACCTGAACAAGGGACACTGACTGAAGTCGAGGCAAATCGATGGCGCGGGCGGGGTGGTGCGGGATGGTGATGACAGATGCCAAAACACCCCCTGTCGCGTTTTGCCCGGTTTGGGCCTACAGTTTCAGCTATGGTCAGGACAGCGGTGTGAGCAGCGGGCGTGATCTTCCGACTGCAACCTTGCACCCCGACAGATGCGAAGTGATGCAAACGCCTGATGGCTGATGCCAATCAGACGATCGCGGAGTCCTGCGGACAATCGATGGGTCCTTCCTGGCCAAAACGGTATGCGGGGGGCAACAGCGCGAGATTTCGATAGCGTCTGCCCTTAAAAACAGGTTACCACCCGGCCAGGTTACCGGCCTGCGGTTACCACCCCGAACGACAGTTACCACCCACTCAAAATTTCCCACCCGCCCGGCGGCAACGCTCGGCGGGTTTTTCAATTCCATGACGCCCAACCTGCAGATCGAATACCGCCCGATCGATGCGCTGCTGCCTTACGCGCGCAATCCGCGCACGCATTCTCCGGCGCAGATCGCCAAAATCGCGGCCAGCATCGTGGAGTTTGGCTGGACGCAACCCATCCTGGTCGATGGCGACAACGGCATCATTGCCGGCCACGGACGCCTCGCGGCCGCGCGCAAGCTGGAGTTGCCCCAGGCCCCAGTCATTGAGCTGGGACACCTCACCCCGGCGCAAAAACGCGCCTACGTGATCGCCGACAACCGCCTGGCGCTGGATGCGGGTTGGGACGACGAGTTGCTGGCGCTTGAGCTGGCCGAGCTGTCTGAGGCCGGTTACGACTTGCTGATGACTGGCTTCGACGATGACGAGTTGGCCCAGATGCTGGCTGACATTGGAGAGACGGAGGGTTCGGATACCGATGAAGAACCGGCCAGCGATGAGGATGACGATATTCCCGCACCACCCAAGCAGCCGATCTCCCGACCAGGGGATGTCTGGCAACTGGGCCAGCACCGCCTGATCTGCGGCGATGCCAGCGACCCATCCGTGGTCGCCACCTTGATGCAGGGCGAGCAGGCCAGTCTGTGTTTCACCTCGCCGCCCTATGGCAACCAGCGCGACTACACCTCTGGCGGTATCGCTGACTGGGATGGCCTGATGCGCGGCGTGTTCGCGCAAGTGCCCATGGCCGCCGATGGCCAAGTGCTGGTCAACCTCGGCCTGATCCACCGCGACAACGAGTTCATCCCGTATTGGGACGCATGGCTCGACTGGATGCGCAGCCAAGGCTGGCGGCGGTTTGCCTGGTACGTATGGGACCAGGGGCCAGGCATGCCCGGCGATTGGCAGGGGCGTCTGGCGCCGAGCTTTGAATTCATCTTCCACTTCAACCGGCAAACGCGCAAACCCAACAAGACCGTGCCTTGCAAGTTTGCCGGCCAGGATACCCACCTGCGTGCCGACGGATCCTCGACCGCGATGCGCGGCAAGGATGGACAGGTCAACGGCTGGACCGCTGCCGGTCAACCGACCCAGGACCACCGCATCCCCGACTCGGTCATCCGGGTCATGCGCCACAAGGGAAAGATCGGTAAGGACATCGATCACCCGGCCGTCTTTCCGGTGACGCTGCCGGTGCAGGTCATTGAGGCGTACACCAATGAAGGCGGGATCGTGTTTGAGCCCTTTGGCGGCAGCGGCACCACGCTGATGGCCGCGCAGCGCACCGGGCGTATTGGCCGCGCGGTGGAGATTGCGCCCGAGTACGTCGACGTGGCGCTGCTCCGTTTCCAACAGAACTTCCCTGGCGTGCCGGTCACCCTGGCCGCCACCGGAGAACCCTTTGAGGTTGTTGCTCAACAACGCAAAGCCGAGCATCGACAAGAGAGCGAACATGCAACTGTCTGAACATTTCGAACTGGCCGAGTTTCTGGTCTCCGAGACCGCCGCTCGCCGTGGCATTGCCAACGAGCCCACACCCGAGGTCATCGAGAACCTGCGTCGGCTGTGTCAATCGGTACTGCAGCCGCTGCGCGTTCACCTCAAGCGCCCGGTGGTGATCACCTCCGGCTACCGCTCGCCAGCGCTGAACCGCGCCATTGGGGGCAGTCCGACCAGTCACCACATGCAAGGGCGTGCGGCTGACCTCATCGTGCCAGGTATGACGCCGTTGCTCGTGTGCCAAGCCGCCCACCAGTTGAAGCTGCCCTGCGTGCAGATCATTCACGAGTTCGGACGGTGGACCCATCTGGCAGTGGCGATCTCGAATGAGCGCACCCAGTTGCTCACGGCCAAGCTGAACCAGGGCAAGACCGTCTATGAAACGGGGTTGGTCCATGTCTGAACCCTGGCTATCCACCCATATCGAGCGCTGGCCCACCGAGAAACTGGTGCCCTACGCCCGCAATGCCCGTACCCACTCAGAGGAGCAGGTGGCGCAGATTGCGGCATCCATCGTCGAGTTCGGGTTCACCAATCCGATCCTGGCGGGGTCCGATGGCGTGATCGTGGCGGGCCATGGACGTCTCGCCGCCGCGCAAAAGCTCGGTCTGGATACCGTGCCGGTGGTCGTCCTCGATCATCTGACACCCACCCAGCGCCGCGCGCTGATCATTGCGGACAACCGCATTGCAGAAAACGCCGGCTGGGACGACGCCATGCTGCGCATCGAGTTGCAGTCGCTGCAGGAAGATGGATTCAATCTCGACATCACCGGCTTCGATGCCGACGCGCTGGCCGAGATCATGGCGGGCGAAGAGACCACGGTCGATGGCAATACAGATGAGGATGCCATTCCAGAACTGAGCGAAACAGCCATCAGCCGACCCGGTGACGTGTGGATTCTTGGCAATCACCGGCTGGTTTGCGGTGATGCTACGCAGCCATTCAGCTACGAGCAGTTGCTCGCCGGGCAACGCGTTCAGATGATCTGGAGCGACTTGCCCTACAACGTCAACTATGCCAATAGCGCGAAAGACAAATTGCGTGGTAAGCACCGACCTATCCTGAATGACAACTTGGGCGAGGGTTTTTATGACTTCGTCTTCGATGCGCTCTCGCTGATGTTGCCCCACTGCGATGGCGCGGTCTACATTGCGATGTCCTCCAGCGAACTTGACACGCTACAAGCCGCGTTTCGCGCGGCCGGTGGAAAGTGGTCTACGTTCATCATTTGGGCCAAGCACACCTTCACCCTGGGCAGAGCGGATTACCAGCGTCAATACGAACCGATCCTGTATGGCTGGCCGGAAGGCAGCAGTCGGCATTGGTGTGGCGATCGCGATCAAGGTGACGTCTGGAATATCAAGAAACCTGCCCGCAACGATCTTCATCCCACGATGAAACCTGTCGAGTTGATGGAACGTTCAATCCGCAATTCGAGCCGACCAGGCGATGTGGTCCTCGATTGCTTTGGCGGATCCGGCAGCACGCTGATCGCCGCTGAGAAATCGGGGCGCCGCTGCTTCATGATGGAGTTGGAGCCGAAGTACTGCGATGTCATTGTTCGCCGTTGGCAGGAATTCAGTGGCGGCAAGGCTATCTCTGAATACAGCCAACGCGTCTTCGACGAGGTCACAATCCAGGAGGCTCCGGCGTGATCAGGCAGCTCAGCTTCTTGGATGTGGCTGAGCCCAAGGACCACGGCTTGATCGACGAAAGTGCTGTTGTTCGGCACCACAACCTGCGGGTCAGCGCCGAAATGGAGATTGGCCGAGCGGGTGAGTATTTGGTGATGGCAGATTTGCTGCTCAATGGTTGGGTAGCGTACCCGACATCACAAGGCGTGCCGTATGACATTGCTGTTGACATCGGCCAGCGGGTGATCCGGGTTCAGGTGAAATCCACCAAGACGCCCAAGACACCCGGTTCGCTCAACCGCGGCTCTCCGCTGTATGTGTTTCACACCCGTCGAGCTGGAAAAGGTGGGCGACGGCGGTACAGCAGCGATGATTTTGATGTGCTGGCATTGGTCGCCCTGGATCGCCGGCTGATTGCCTACTATGCATTGGCCGATACCCACAACGATTGCATTGCGCTGCGCGTACCCGGGGTCCGCTATGGTGATGGTGGCGTCAAGTGCCGCTACTTTGAGGATGCGAAATTCGAATTCGCCCTGGATAGCGTTTTGATGAGACAACGACAGGAGGCATTGTTCGCCTCCTGAGTCCATGTCAATGCTCGGTGCGTTTGAGGTCGCGGTAGAAATTCTCGTGCGGGCCAACCATCAGCAACTTGAGCGTGTTCTCATCCAGAATGCGGTAGGCAAGCAGGCACAGCAGGTTGCCCATGCGGAACTTGTAAACCTGCACGCCAGCCAGATCGCCGACTTTGGTTTCACCGGCTTCCGGCTGGCCGACAATGGTTCGAACTGCCTCGTCAAGCGCGGCTTTTTGCTGCTTGTGCAGCTTTTTAACGGCGCGCTCGAAGGTCGGTGTGACAAGGACGCGCATCAGCCGAACTGGTACTCACCCACGGGTTCTTCCTGGTCAGCGATCAGGATGTCGCGGATGACGCTGAACGGAAGATCGGGGTTTTCTGCGGCGATCTTGCCGATCTGAGACCAGTATTCGATTTGCTTGGGCACCGAGCGGTGCTCGATGGTGCCATAGCGCTTGGCGGTCTCAACCAAGGCTTCGGGCAGTTTGACATTGATGGCCATACGAACCTCCTTTGAATGGGTCTATGATAGCCCATAAGGGACCAAAATGGAACATGTGCTGTCAGTCGGCCAGGGCCTCTTCGACGATCTCGCAGTGAATCACAAAGCCCGTCAGGTAGGGCAGCCTCTTGGGAATCCCGTGCTGCTTGCTGGTCAGGCGTCCGATGGTCCAGCCCATCCAGCGTTGGGTGGCGGCGTGGATCGCATCCTGCAGGTTCAATCCGGCGTGCAGGCCGTTGAGCACATCGTCAGCAAAGTGGCGACCGTGGCGGCTGTCCAGGAAGGTGCGGACTGATTCGAGGGGCTGGTCAGTGGCATCCGAGATCGCCGTCATCGCGATCGGCCAAGCTGCTGCGGCTTGATCATTCATCGTGCCCCAAAAGCCCCAGGCTTCGTTCTGGGTGGTAGTGATGTGGGTGGTGGTCATCGTCGGCTCCATGTCTGTGTTGGCGATGACTCCATTGACGCGCTGTAGAGCACAGAAGCCAAGGCTTTCTCGATCATTTATCGAGAGCGTGATCATTTCGCGACGCTGGCCAGTTCGGCCTGTGCGTTGGCGATCAGGTCCAAGCGCAGGTTGGGCGTGATGTTGCAGGCCAGGGCGTTGAGCGCCCAGTTCATCACCTGCGATTTGTCGTTCAGCGTCTCGGCCGTGTCGAGTCGCTCGATGTAATGGTCCAACTCCCGCAGACTGCGCTCCAGGGTGGATCGGGCGGTGAGCAAGGCGTCTTTGGCCTTTTGCTCGGTCATCTGGCGCATCAGGGTGTCAAGGTCGAGGGTCATGGTGGGGCTTCCGTTCAATCGTTTGGCGATGACCCCATTGACGCGCTGTTCCGATGCAAAGCCAAGGCTTTGATGGAAGAAGATGAACAGCGTGGCGGCACAGCCACTAGCCCAGACGGGCTGCGTAGCGGGCGTAGTCCCCGCCAGATGGATCGACGAACAGGTACGGGCGACCAGGGGCGTGAACTTCTATGCACAAACGCCCCTGGCCGACATAGCCGCCCTTGCCGGCCAGCCAGTCGCGCGAGACCAGCAGGTTGGCGGCGAAGCCATCGAACTCCTCGGGTGTCATGGTCCGTGTCTCGGTGACGTAGACGATGTAGTCGCCGCTGGCGCTCATGTCCTGGAGGTTCTCGGGCTTGCGTGCAAAGGGCAGTCGGATCCCGAGCTGCTCGACCTGAATCTCTTGGCCCTCCCACTGAAGGGTCAAAGGGGTGCGTTCAATGGTGATGGACATGCTGGGCATGACGGGCCTTTCTGGATTGATTTGAGACTTGGTTGGTTGCTTGGTACTTGGGGCTGGCGACCTTGGCCTGCAAGGCTTCGACGCCGGCCAGCGCCAGGGTGAGCACGGCGTTGTGAAACGCCGCTTCGGTCAAACAGGGCGCGAGCCGCGCGTCTGCCAGCAGGCGGTCGATGCTTGGTGCCACCTTGGCGCGCATCGCGGCACACACCGCCTCCTGGCGCTGCGGATTTCGGGGCAAAGGCTGATCAGGGTGTGAAACGCCTGGTCGGCCAGGTGCTGCCCGAGTTCATCGAGGCGCGCCAAGTTGGGGCGGGCGTTCATGCAGCCTCCGAACTGATAGCGGTAGCGGTGCCTGCGGACTCGATACGGTAAACGCGCTGACCACCGGCCTCCTTGGCTGATGTGATGGTCAGCCCCAGGCGCTTCTTGAGCGTGCCGGCCAGGGTCCCGCGCACGGTGTGCTGTTGCCAGCCGGTGGCCTCCATGATCTGCGCGATGGTGGCGCCCTCGGGGCGTTGCAGCAGGCCGATAACCAGGGCCTGCTTGCTGTCGGCTCGGGTTCGAACCGGCTTGTCCTTGGCGGGCTGCTGCCAGCTGGCCTCGGCACTGGCGACATCGGCCTCCAGCTCTGGATCGTCCAGCGTGATGACCGGCGGCAAGGCGCCCGGTCGGGGCAGGCTCAGGGCGTCGTAGCCCTCGGCGGCCACCACCCAGTCATCGCCATCGGGCGTGATCAGGGCGCGTTTGAACAAGCCTTCGAGCACTTTGGCGCGGGCGCCGCCCTTGATGTGCTCGGGGAACCAAGCGATCTTGCCGCCGCTGTGTTGTACGGCGTGCTCCAGGATGGCCTGCTGGTTGGGGTTGAGTGAGATGGTCATGGCGCCCTCACGCTTGCAGGACGGCGGTGCTGCCGTTGCCACTGGTTTGATGTGCTGCGGTGACTTTGCGCACGCGGTGCACGGTCTGTTTCGGCGCGCCACCGGCCGCACGCAGCCCAGCATCAAACGCAGCTTGCAAGGCGCTTTTGACACCCCAGACGCTCACGTCGTGGAAGTCCAGGCGGTCACTGTGCTGGGTCACCAGGGTTTCGATGAACAGGTGGTCCAGGGCAATCGATTCGAGCAAGAGCTCGATCTCGTCAGGGGAGAGTGCGGTGGGTTGCTTAGGCTTGGCCATGTGGGGCTCCTTGGTGGGTTGCTTGTCAATCGACATCCGCATTCACGCGCTGTGCGCCCCGGAAGCCAAGCGCTTTTTAATCCCGGGTGATTCACTCGCCTTTGCCTGATCCATCACATCCAGGAGGCCACCCACTTGCACTGAGTAGATCAACACCATGGGACTGTCCATTCGCGCCTACGCGCGCCACCGAGGCGTGTCGCATGTGGCCGTCAAGAAGGCCATCGATACCGGGCGCATCAGCCAGTTGCCGGACGGCACCATCGACCCGGTGGTGGCCGATGCCCAGTGGGCGGCCAACACCACGCCGACCCGGCGGTCGGTGACTGCTGAGGTCAGAGAGACTCCGCAGGTGTCCGCAGTAACCCGCGAGATTCCGCAAGCTGCCGCACGACCACAGCGGGATACGCCTGAGCCGCCCACCCCGGCGCTGTCATCGGGTGGCACTTCGCTGCTTCAGGCCCGCACTGTCAACGAGGTGGTCAAGGCGCAGACCAACAAGGTGCGCCTGGCCCGCTTGAAGGGCGAACTGGTCGATCGCTCACAGGCCGTGGCCCATGTGTTCAAGCTGGCCAGGGCTGAGCGGGATGCCTGGCTCAACTGGCCGGCACGTATCTCGTCGCAGATGGCCGCCGGACTCGGTGTCGATCCGCATGCCTTGCATGTGGCGCTGGATACCGCCGTGCGTCAGCAACTGCAGGACCTGGGTGACCTGCAGCCGAAAGTGGACTGATCAGTGGATTGATGATGGAAGAGCTTTACTACGAAGGCTGGGATGCCATCGAGCGTGCCTGGCGCGAAGGCATCACACCCGATCCACAACTGACCGTGTCCGAATGGGCCGACAAGCACCGGGTGCTCTCCAGCAAGGCCGCCTCCGAACCAGGACGCTGGCGCACCAGCCGCACGCCCTACCTGCGCGAGATCATGGATTGCCTGTCCCCGATGTCGCCGATCGAGCGGGTGGTATTCATGAAAGGCGCGCAGGTGGGCGGCACCGAATTGGGCCTGAACTGGGTGGGCTACGTGATCCACCACGCCCCGGGCCCGATGATGGCGGTGTGGCCCACGGTGGAGATGGCCAAGCGGGCCTCCAAGCAGCGCATTGATGCGCTGATCGAGGAAAGCCCGGCCATCCAGGAGCGCATCGCCCCGGCGCGCAGTCGGGACTCCGGCAACACCATCCTGGCCAAAGAGTTCCATGGTGGCGTGCTGGTGATGACCGGCGCCAACAGCGCGGTGGGCCTGCGTTCCATGCCGGTGCGCTACCTGTTTCTCGACGAGGTCGACGGCTACCCGCTGGATGTGGAAGGCGAAGGCGATGCGATTTCCCTGGCCGAGGCGCGTACCCGCACCTTTGCCCGGCGCAAGATCCTGATCGTCTCAACCCCGACGATTGCGGGGGCCAGTGCGGTGGAGCGCGAGTTCGAGGCATCGGACCAGCGCCGCTACTTCGTGCCGTGCCCGCATTGCGACCACCGCCAGTGGCTGCGGTTTGAACAGCTGCGCTGGGAACGTGGCCAGCCCGAAACAGCGGCCTACATCTGCGAGGCCTGTGGTGAACCGATTGCCGAGCACCACAAGACCTGGATGCTGGACAACGGTCAGTGGCAGGCTTGCGCGTCTGAACAAGCCGGGCGCACGGCCGGGTTCCACCTCTCCAGTCTCTACAGCCCGGTCGGCTGGCGCAGCTGGATCGAGATCGCGCGGGCCTGGGAATCGGCTGCGATGTCCGATTCCCGCTCGGCCTCGGCCATCAAGACCTTCAAGAACACCGAACTGGGTGAGACCTGGGTCGAAGAGGGCGAAGCACCGGATTGGCAGCGCCTACTGGAGCGCCGGGAGGATTACCGGATCGGTAGCGTGCCCGCGGGCGGTTTGTTGCTGACTGCCGGTGCTGACGTGCAGAAGGACCGCATCGAAGTCTCGGTCTGGGCCTTCGGGCGGGGGAAGGCGGCATGGTTGGTGGAGCACCGGATCTTGATGGGCGACACGGCTCGTGCCGAGGTTTGGTCATCCCTGGCGAAGCTCATGGGCGAGACCTGGACCCACAGCAGTGGCTGCCAGTTGAGTCTGGCGCGCCTGGCCTTGGATACCGGTTACGCCACCCAGGAGGCCTATGCCTTCGTGCGTAGCGTGCGCGATGCCCGGCTCATGCCGATCAAAGGTATTGGCGGTGGTGCGGCGCTGATTGGCACCCCCACGGCGGTGGACGCTACGGCCAGGGGCAAAAAGCTGCGCCGGGGCATCAAGGTGTTTCCAGTGGCCGGCAGCATCGCCAAGCTGGAGTTCTACAACAACCTGAGGAAGAGCGCCGAGGTGGCCGAAGACGGCGTCACGCCGATCTACCCGGCTGGCTTTGTGCACCTGCCCAAGGTCGATGCGGAGTACCTGCAGCAACTTTGCGCCGAGCAGTTGATCACCCGGCGTGACCGCAACGGCTTTGCCCACCGAGAGTGGCAAAAGATGCGCGAGCGCAATGAGGCACTCGACTGTTACGTCTACGCCCGGGCGGCGGCTGCGGCGGCAGGACTGGACCGGTTCGAAGACCGGCACTGGCAAGAACTCGAAAAACAACTCGGCACCGACCCACCAGTCGTTGCCAAACAAATCACAACCCCCGAGGCCACCCAAGAACAGCGATTCGACGGTGGCCTCAGCACTTCTAGCAGCACGCCAGCGCCCGCTCGGCGCGTGGTGCGCAGCCGATGGATGACTTGAGTGAACAAATAAGCATGACCTACACACCAGAACACCTGCAGGCCTTGCGCGAAGCCCTGGCCAGCGGCGAGCACCGCGTGACCTACGAAGGTAAAAGCATCGAGTACCGCAGCGTGGCCGATTTGAAGGCCGCGATTGCCGAAGTCGAAGCCACCATGGCCCGTGAATCCGGCGCACCCAAATCGCGCCAGATCCGTGTCACCACGAGCAAGGCACTCTGATGACCTGGCTCAAAACCATGTCCCGGATCAGCCGCCGCATGTTCGGCGGCACACCGATCTATGACGGGACCGGTGGCGGTCGAAGGGCCTTGGCCTGGATGCCGAGCAATCCCGGTGCGGTGGCAGCCCTGTCGCTGGCCCAAGACGAACTGCGCGCCAAAAGCCGTGATCTGGTCAGGCGTAACGCCTGGGCAGCGGCTGGCATCGAAGCCTTTGTGGCGAACGCCATCGGCACCGGTATCAAGCCGCAGAGCATGGTCCATGACCAGACCACCCGCGAAGCCATCCACAGCCTATGGTGGGACTGGTGCGAGCAGGCCGATGCGGCAGGACTCACCGACTTCTACGGCCTGCAGGCACTGGCCACCCGCGCCATGCTCGAAGGCGGCGAGGCGCTGATCCGACTGCGCTACCGCCGCACCGAAGATGGTCTGCCGGTGGCGCTACAGATCCAGGTGCTGGAAGCCGAGCACCTGCCAACCACCATGAACCGGGATCTGCCTGGCGGTAATGTCATTCGCGCTGGCATCGAGTTCGACCGTCTGGGTCGTCGGGTGGCCTACCACCTGTATCGCTCGCACCCCAACGATGGCTTGCTGGCACCGATGTCCAGCAGTGCCGGCGGCGGTGGCATGGACACCGTACGGGTGGATGCCAGTGAAGTGATCCACCTGTTCCGTCCGCTTCGTCCCGGCCAGATCCGGGGCGAGCCGTGGCTGACCCGTGCGCTCGTGAAGCTCAACGAGCTGGACCAGTACGACGATGCGGAGCTGGTCCGCAAGAAAACCGCCGCCATGTTTGCCGGCTTCATCACCCGCATGGCGCCCGAAGACAACCTGATGGGCGAGTCGGCGGCCGATGGCAACGGGGTGGCGCTCGCGGGCATGGAGCCTGGCACGCTGCAGATCCTGGAGCCGGGCGAGGACATCAAGTTCTCAGCGCCTGCTGATGTTGGATCGTCTTACGCCGAATTCATGCGCCAGCAGTTCCGCGCGGTGGCCGCTGCCATGGGTATCACCTACGAGATGCTCACGGGTGACCTCACGCAAGTGAATTACTCCTCCATTCGTGCTGGCCTGCTGGAGTTTCGCCGCCGCTGTGAAGCCCTGCAGCACGGTGTGATCGTGCACCAACTGTGTCGCCCGATCTGGCGGGCCTGGATGGACCAGGCAGTGCTGGAAGGGGCACTGGACTTGCCTGGTTACCGAAAAGAGAAGCGGCAGTACCAGGCCGCCAAGTGGATTCCACAGGGTTGGAGCTGGGTCGATCCGCAAAAGGAATACAACGCCATGAAGCTCGCTATTCGTGCCGGCCTCATGAGCCGATCCGAGGCCATCTCCGGCAACGGCTACGACGCCGAAGACGTGGACCGTGAGATCGCAGCCGATAACGCCCGGGCCGATGCACTGGGCTTGGTCTT